TCGTTCTCTTGCTGGCTATACTGGTTCGGAGTCACGCTCGGCCGGGACAGGCGCCGCACGTCGGCTAAGTTGCCGGCCTGCGCCGCGTCGCGGAGGCTCTGCGCTCGGAGCGCCGCGGCCCGACCGTCCGAACCCCACCCGCTCGTGTCCAGGTCCGGTACCTTGCCACCGCCACCAACGCGCACCCACCGGCCATTCGCGTCCCTCGGCTGCGACGGGCTGAACCCCTTCAACAGCCTACCGAGGACACCCTTGAGCGCCATGGACCGCTCGCCCAGGTCTTTGAAGTGGACACCCATGCGGTCGACCCCGTTAAGCCAAGCCGCGGACAGGTCATGGTGACCGTCCACGATGTACAGCTCGCCGTTGCCGATGGACACCACCACACCGGTCCGCCCGGCCGTGCGCTTGTTCTCCACCTTCACGGGGTCCACGCGGTCTTGCGTGGCAATGAGATCGCCGAGCTCGACCTCGACGAGGGGTAACTCCCGGCCGTCCGTCATCACCCCGTAGAACCGTGGCACTTGGTCCGGGCGCAGCCGCTTCAGGAAGTCCGGGTCGTAGGTGAACGGGGAGCGCGCCAGGCCGACCTCGCCAGGGTAGGGCTCCAGCTTGCGCGCCTCCTTCGCAAGCTCCGTCAGCGGCCGCCGGCGGCGCTTGGGTTGCTCGGTGGCGCTCGGGACATGGACGTCGCCCGTGGTGGGGAGGCTCATAGTTCGCTCCGTAGGCGTTGAGCGCAGCGGCATTGCGGGTGGGCGGGTGGGCCTGGTAGCGGGCCGAACGGGGTCTGGTACACCTCGTCCAGGCCAACCCCGTCCTTGTTCATGCCGGGGATCTGCCTGCACTCGGGGCACAGCCGGTCGTCTGGGGTCACGACCCAGAAGCGGCGCGCCTCCGCGGGGAGGAGTCCAGCCTCGCGGGCCTGGCGCCACGCCTCTTGCTGACCGTAGTTGGCCGCGCGAATGGTCTCCGTGCGAGCAATGTTCTCCGCCCGCCGCTTGAGCATCTTCTCACGGTAGGACGCGGTCAGCTTGTCCACGCGCGCCCGGTCCATACCCCCTTCGAGCAGGCTGTTCTCGTAGTTGAGCACCGCCTGCATCTGACGTTGCGTCAACCCGAAGCCGGGCAGCTTGCGGATGCGCTGCGTTGTGTCGTACAGGGACTTGCCGTTCTTGTACCCGTCCTCGACCAGGGCGCCGATACCGAGCCGGGTCTGGTCGACCAGCTCGCGGATCAGCGTGTAGTCGTAGGCGCGCAGGAACTCGATGGACCTCGGGTTGGTGATGTCGAACCGGGGGCGCAGCGCCAGGCCGGTCCGCCGACGGTTGGCCATAATGGCGTCCGTGGCGTCCTTCATGGCCTGGCGGCCGGCGTTGACGTAAGTGGTCTCCAGCGAGTTGGCGAACTCGCCCCCGCGTAACCGCTGCTCGAGGTCGCGGGTGATTGGACCCATGACGTCAAGCACCGGCTGGACCCGGCGCGTGTTGATGGCAGCCTCGAGGTCGGCCTGCGGAATGGTGCGGCGCGAGCCCAGCACGGCATCGATGAACGCCTTGCCGACGGCACGCACCATGCGGTCCGCGATGCGCTGTACCTGCTCCCACCCGAACCCGCCCGTCTTCTCGACGGGCATGGGCGACAGACTTAGCGGGAGATTGGTGTACCGCTCGCGGTCAGGCATCGGCCCCACCGTCCGCGGGGTCCGCGTCCTCCGCGTCCGGTTCGTCCGACTCGTCCGCGTCCGTGTCGTCGCCGATGACCAGCTCCTTCTCGCCGAGTTGCGGCAGGTTGGCCATGCGGCGGAGGTGCGCCTCGGTGGCCTCGTCGCCGGGCGTGATGAAGCCGCCAGCCCCCATGTCCTTGATGAACGTGGCGAGCTTGGCAATGTCCTCGCGCTCGATGTCGCCGTGGTCGAGCTGCGGAAGCGTGTCCAGAGGCAACCCGTTGAGCTTCCACAGCCTGGGAATGGCCTCCCGGTTGAACACTTCCTTGATCATGGTCAGGATCGCGCCCAGGGACACGGCGAACAGGTCCGTCTTGTCGCTGCTCAGCGCGAAGGAGCCCACCTTCTCGTGTCCGAGCAGGATGAAGTCCGCCAGCATGGTCATCGCGATGCGCTGGTCGTAGCGCCGCACAATGCCGTCCGTGTCCAGCTGCCGGCGCCCGCCGGTGCTGAGCAGGGAAAGCTCGTACAGCGGGTGGCCGCTCGCGTCCCGCGTGCTGGGAAGGATTACCCCCTCGTTCTGGTCGCGGCGCAGGTTCTGGATGATGGTCTTGAGGTTGTTGAAAAGCGCCTTCTGCGCGGTCGTGGCGGTGCTCAGCATGATGTCCAGGGGCACCCGCATGTACGGGAGGCCGGCGAGGTCGCGCTCCACACCGATCGCTTCGATGGCCTCGATGCGCTTCTTGTAGAAGTACGAGGTGTAGGCGTTCCGGAGCACGGACCGCCCTTCCGGGTTGCCCTTGTCCGTGGTGGTGCGGAACAGGAGGAACTTTTCCCAGGGAAGCCACCGGAGCGTCGGATTGGTCAGGGGGAGCTGGTAGAACCCCACGATTTCGCCGTTGTACGTGAACTCCCACCGGTACAACGTGTCTTGGGACCGGAACGCCATCTTGCGCCACCCGATCAGACCGTCGGTGTAGCGGGACCAGAACTCAGGCTTCTTGGTCTCCGGCCCCATGCGCTTCTTGTACACGAGCTCGGATAAGGACCAACCGTAGGTCAGGCAGGTGAGCGCGTTCGCGATCACGCTGCTCAGCGGCTCCTCCATGTCGTGCAAGCACTGGTGAAGGAACTCGGCACCGGCCCGCCCGTCCGGGGTGTCGTTGCCGGGGACGGCCTTCCACTCCACGCCCTTGAGCAGGTTCTCCGTCGCGAGCATGATCGCGCCGACCACGGGGTCGTTGTCCCGCATCTCGCGGTAGACGCGCACCCCGTTGATGCCCACGAGGTCGCGAAGGAACTCGTCCCGCACGTAGCCGCTGTAGCGGCGCAAGCCGCTGTCACCGACCTCGCGCATGGGCTGGATGTTCAGGTCAACGTCGATCCCAGCAATACCGTCGTAGTTGCCAGTCATCCAATCCCCCACGGGCTCGTGCGCGCAAGATCAGGAACGTCGAACGCGGTCGCCTGGAGGAACGTACTGTGTTCCCGGAACCAGCGCAGCGCCATTGACGTCATGTCCACTTGGTCCTTCGTTGCCGAGGCCGGGAAGAGTGACACCTCGCCCTCGTAGTCCGGTAGCCAGGCCGCCACTTCCGGCAAGTGAACCAGACCCGCCTCGATGGTCGGAGACTCCACGGACATGCGGGTCAACTTATCGCCTTCGGGTTCAAAAGGCAAGATGGTCAGCTGACTACTCAGTTCCTGAATCAAGCTACTACCGGTCGACTTGTCCTCGATTACTGTGGCGACCGGCTTCCACTGTTCGGTGATGGACTGCACCATGCGCTTGCCGGTCGGATAGTTCATGCGCTTGTTGTAGACGTACAGCAAATAGAGGTCTTGACCCACCCGACCCCACACACCGCACGCCCACGGGTCGTTGATCTCCTTCTCCTTCTGCGCGGTGTCCCAGAACGCCACCACCATGTCGAACTTGGCGGGTGGGGTCTTGTAGCGCTTGAACCATCCCATGTTCAGGATGGTGCCGCCGATGGGCACCGGCTCTTGCTGGAGCTGTGCCTTGGTGCCGAACGTCCCCAGGCGCCGCTTCTCGCTCGCGACCGTGGCAGCAGGGAACCGCTCCGGCCAGAACAGCTCACCGGGCTCGGTGCGCGGGTCGTAGCCCCATGCCGAATGGAACGCTCGGGCGGGTTCGTACTCCATGGGGAGCACCACGTGAACCCAATCCTCTTGTTTAAGCACGTGCCCGGTCAGGTCGTCCGGGTGGAGCCGCTGCATGACCAGCACCTTGGCCGCACGTTGCGGGTCGGTGAGTCGGTTGGCGAGCTTCTGGTCGTAGGCGTCCAGGACGCGCTTGCGATCCAGCTCCGAGTACATGGCTTGCACCGCGTCGTGCGGGTCGTCAAAGAGCAGGATGTCGCCGTCGCGCCCGGTTGCGGTGCTGAGCATGCCGCGGGCCAGGCGGTAGCCCCTGGCGCTGTTCTCGTAGTAGTCCTTTGCGTTCTGGTCCTGGTTCAGCACGAACCGACTGCCCCAACGCGCTTGAAACCACGTCGACTCGATGAGCGCGCGGCTGTTCAGCGCGTCGCGGGTCGCGAGGTCTTGGGCGTTGGACAGGGTGAAGAACCGCGTCGACGGCCCGGCGGTGATGAGCTCTTCCTTCTGCTCCTGGAGCCACGTCCACACGGGCCACATCTGCGACACGGTGACCGACTTCATGGAGCGGTACGGGAAGTTGAGCGCCAGGCGCTTGATCTCGCCCCTGGTGACCGCTTGCAGATGGTCGCACACCACGTCGATGTGCCAGTTCGGGATGAACTTGCGGCTGGGCTCCAGGACGTGAAACGCGGCCTCGACGAAGTGGCGGAAGGACGACACGCACAGCCGCACGTCCTTCGCCTCGAGCATCATCAGCAGCTCGGCCTTGTGGATCTTGGACGCGAAGTCCATTACGCGTTCCGCATCCGGAGGACGAACGGCCCCCAGCCAGGGAGCACCATGCGGACGCGGGGCCCGAACCCGAGGTGAACCGTGGTCGGCTTCGGGTAGAAGTGTGCCAGGCACGCGCGCTCGGCCCGGAGCGCGGTGTGGGAGACGGTGCTCAAGAGGTGTGCGCGCATTGGATTCCCTTTCTCAGCAGCTGCCGGGCTAAGTGGTCGACCCGCTTGCGCACATTAGCCCGATGCACGCACGCGTCCAAGCGTTGTCCAGGGCGCCAGACGTAGGAGATCACAGCAAGTGATCCATCGCCAGGACTAAGGCCTCCTTGCGCGTGAGCACGGCCACCTCCTCCAGGCCGGTGCGCTGGATGTGGTACAGCCCGTCGACCTGCTCGATGCGCACGGTCTTCTTGCCGTTGGTGGCGATCATCATGTACTGACCGCCCGTGTACGAACCCTTTGCAACCATACTCGTTCTCCCTTGGTCAGGTGGGCGGGGGCACAGCGCCCCCGCCCGTGGTTGTCAGCGGGACATCCGCGTGGGCCACTGGTAGAAGAGCTTGCCCAGCTTGCTCACGTTGATGATGCGCTTGGTGATGAACACCGAGGTCGTCCCGTCCGGGCGGGTCACGACGAAGGTGCTCTGCTCCCACACGCCGGCGCCCGAGGCGTGCAGCGTGGCGCCGGCCACCGGACCAATCTTGCCCGCCAGCTTGACAAGGTAGGCCTCGAACTGCTCGTCCGCGGACTTGCGCTCCTCGGCGACGACCTTGTTCAGCGAGTCATTGCAGGGGGCAACGAACAGCGGGTCCGTGTGGCGCCGGATGGGGCTGTTCTTCGCAAAGTCCAGGGCGACGATGGACATCGCGAACAGGTACGCGCTCTTGTTCTCGTGATAGGTACGGTCACCGAGGCGAGGATTGGGATACGGGTAGGCCGCATGGATGTCACCGCCCATCGACGCGATGCGCGAATACACGCTGGCGGCCCGCGCCCGCGTGCGCTGCTCGGCCAGCTCGATCGTGGCGAGGCGCATCGGGGTCGTGGCCTGGCGAAGTATTTCTAAGGTCATCGTGCTCTCCCTTGGTCAGGCCGCGACGTGCGGCACAGGAGAACATTAGGCCGCTCCGGCTAACGTGTCCAGCACTAACGGACACGGGATCGCGTTTGTAACA